GTGATAAGGGCTTGATACTCAATACCACTACTGACTACAGTCTGCAGACCTTCTCCAGCAGTCGTCTGGAACAGTCCCATGGGGCTTCCAAATGACAATGGAGAGCCCGATGCATAGACAGGGAATGCAGGCGTAAGCGTGGTGCCTGAAGCACCACTACGGAATTGAATGGTGCCACCACTCGTCGCTGTGCAAACAACATTCAGCACCCGCATGGACACTGCTTCTACGCCTGAAATGACTACTTGCCCACTTGTGCTTGACACCCAAGCACTTTTGATGCCAGACGGGAGGATGTCGTGCTGCAAAATATAGGGGACAGTAATGCTGCCATCACCCTGCGCCTGCACATAGGCCGAGTTGCCTGCCGCGTCAAGACCGAAAAGTGCCATGATTAAAACATCAAAAATAAAAGGCGTTGGTTCGGCTTTGTTTCGCCGTTTGGTAGCCTAACGGGATCAACAGCGGCAAAATCAAATCGCAATGGAGAGGCAACATAGCGAGAGCTATAAGACCACCCACTACGTCTCCCATTTAAGCCAATTGTAGCAATGCGAATCCGATATGAAGATTTAATGTCATAATCAGCAGCATCCACATAGATATAATTCTTTTCCGTTTGCCCTAAGTCCATCCACATATCCTCTTCTTCACGCAGCATCTCCACTTGAAAAGAGCGTATTAGAGGATTGTTAACGGGCCTCTGCCAACAAATGGCGGGATTCAAAGCATTCAATACGGAATAGCCCGTATATTGCGGAACATTCCACGTAGCTTCTAATTTGGTCGTCATAGCCCTGCGAAAGAAATGGAAGATGAATTAACAGTGGGCATCGACATAAGACGTGAAGATGCAACAGACATAAGGATGGGAGAGCCGAGGGATAAATTATCAATCAATTCGTACTTAGGCTCGTAATATTCTGTTGCTAAAACAGTAATAATGCCAGCATCTTCCGTGAGGCCCATCACCCTGTATTTCTTTCCTTGCACTGTTGCTTGACGAATGAAGAATGCAGAACCGGGCTCTGGCACTTCAGAAAGCGGCGGAGAGATTGAAAGATTGGATGTGATTCCAGGGCTATTTGTAATTGAAGTCGTAAACTCTTGACCGCCATCGCGAATTACCATTTGATACGAAACACCCTCTTCTAGTGTTACGTTTCTATCAAGAACCATCCCAATTGCACTTGCTTCAACAATGCTTCCCGCCGCCAAGGTCGGAGATCTGTTCGTATCAAAAATTTCAATGATTTCCCCAGGCATCAAGAAATAACCTTCGCCAGTCAGCTTGAAGCTGACTGTCTCAGTTTCATTCATATTGGTAAGCAATGTCCAATAACCTATGCGTCGGGCCTGAGAGCGGCTTGTTGTACCAAATGCCCTGATTTCCGTTTCGCGAATTCCATATCTATTAATCCCTATGGGATCCTCCACATATTCAATCTTGCTCTTGAAATCATCGTCGCGATCATTGAAAGAAACAAGTGCAACAGTCTTTCTCGCTTTTAAAGCAGTGCCTTCATAAAGGAATGGAGATCCAGTAAGCTCTCCTTGATCGTTCACGTCAACAATTACATTGGAAGGGGAAAACTGTTTAACCACTGAACCAGGCCTGTCTTGCGTGGCCATGATTGCCCCCTGGGCAAAATAAACCATCCCACGAAATACTGACGCAATTCCATTGATCACTTCATACGCTTCAGCCCTGTTATTAATCACTCCATTAAACGTAAATCGCTTTTCTGTTCCACCTCTACCATCGGACACCTGCTCATCGCAGTATTGAGCGATTTTGAACAATGAAAATACATCTACATCGTCGGGCTCAATAAAAAGTCCAGTGCCATATCGCTCATTCGTAATTAAGTCGAAAAACACCCACGCGGGATTGTTGTTGTATTCAGTGGTAAATTCGCCACTCCATACGCCGCTAGAGCTAATGCCAGTGGGTACTTTTATTTTTAGTCCCTTTAGTTCCACTGATACGCGCGGAACGCTTGAAAAAGCTTCCGCAGAAAACTTGGCGCCAATTAATGCTGTATTTGGATAGGACAATTTATCGTCCAAAATGCCAACAATTGCCTTGAAGAACAAATCATTGTTTACTTTTAGGTCCTTGGCATCTTCAGTGATCCTCTTAACGCGAACAGTCCAAGGTCCGGTGCCGCTAAGGGGATAAAAATATTCCCTATCAAAAGGCCCCCTGCTTTTTCCTTGGATGGTCTTTTCGTCATCGACAATGGCAGTCGGACTTATTGAATCGAAGATTTTGATGCTAAATCGAACAGACGTAGACGTAACATCACCATCGTCTTCCACTTTGAACAACGAGCCAATACCAATTCGCACAACAATGCGATTTAAGTCACTGCGTGTTGTTGTGATTGATTCGACACCAGTAGATTTCGTTAACTTCGTCCCAATGCTTTGCTCAATGCGTACATCTCTAAATCCCTGCATTGGGGACTGCGATTGAGTGCCAGTACGAAATTGAATTTCTACATCAGAATCGCCCTTTGTATTGAAATTGCTTACGCCATTCGCGCCAATTAATGGGGTGTCATTAAGGAAAATAAACCTTCCTCTCTCCTCAGGGTCATCACTGGGAAACCCTTCCACTTCCCCTTCACATACGGCAGCAACAATGCTCGCCTCTGCTCTGCTCCTGAGGGTGTCGGGTTCTTCTGTGGGGACAGTTCCGCCTCCTTTGCCGCCACCTCCAGCGCCCTTAATCTTCCACTGTTGATCTTCACCGTATAGCTTTTCCATTGTCAAATAGGAATTTGCTCAGTTGCAATGGAAGAGGAGATGACGAGAGAAGACTGCACGCGATAGCGCCCGTAAATCAATGGCACGGGAAAGCCTTGAGTGGTGAGTTCAGTGGCTCTATCGAAGATAAAGCTTTCTTTCTTTTTCGTATCACTCGTTGGCGTTTGAACTGGCGGAGACAATAAGCCCGCAATACCAGTAAGAAATAAGCTTGCGCCAAGTCCAAAAAGAGCCGTCCCAACGCCAGTCAGTCCGGCGGCAGCACCAGCTTGCACCGCCGCTGCCGTAGCTGTTCCAACGCCAGGAATAAAAGCCAATGCGATAAGTGCCGCGCCAATCAAAATCTGCCCGACATTGCTACCAGCGCCAGTAACGATTGGCGCCATTACTAAACGGTCACACCCCAAAAAAACACCTTCGTAATTGATGCCTTCGGGATTTTTTGTGACAAGCTTAAAGCCAATGCCATTCTCATGAGCTGTTGTCAAATATTCTTGAAATCCTTCAATTTGCCTCGACAATGCAATAATTACTTCGCGGGCATTCAATGCCATGAAACGATAATATCTGCCAAACTTGCGCCCAAGCTCTCCCAAGAGCTTCACTTCCACCCAGCGCCGCTTAGTGCCCGTCATACGTCCTTATGTCGCAACACTTTAACTGTCACTTTAGCCCAGTATCCACCATATACAGCAGACTGAGAAAGACGATTAGACAAGTGATGATAGAAACAAGCCCCATCTCCGTTCATCACCCCTACGTGATTTGGTCCCGGCGCTTGCAAGCGCATTAACAACATGTCTCCCTTCTGCTCAGGACGCCCCACTTCATAAAAGCCCTGCTTGCTGTAGTTATCAACAAACATTGTCCAGTCTGGATTAAGCCACTCCTCATCCTCGCCGCGTTCAAAATCATCTAAACGAATGTTGAACTCGCGCGCGTAAAAATCACGGAACAACGAATAACAATCATTTACGCCATAACACCATTCGCGCCCCTCATAGGGCGCGTTTCCAGTGGGATCAATGTAGTGGAAATTATTTGTGGGCAGATGAATCATCACCCAGGGAATATTGCATTGTTTACAAGCTTTGGCATCATGCATGGAAAAGCCATCGAGGCCGCCAATATGCGAATGGTAGATTGCTTCAATGGTGCCTTTTTCTTCCGCTCTTGCATAGTCATCTGCACTAAGCGCAAAATTTGTAGTCGGTGAATCATGCACGTTTTTGCACGGCATAAGCTCGCCGTTAACAATGAAACCACAACATTCTTCTGGCGCACATTGCGCCGCTTGATAAGCAATGGCTTTTTTAAGCGCAAGGGAAATGCTATTCATTGGAATAAATTGGCGCCAGGGAATCCACCAAATGGAAGTGTAGATGCACCAAAGC